ATGCGTGATCAGTGCCGTCAGTGGCTTGCTGAAGGCCGTGACCCACAGAGAATGCTTAAGCTGGACAGAGAGATCACTCTCAAGCCAGCCACTGTGAAAGATGCTATTGAGTATTGGCTTGCTGAGTATGTTGATGGCAATCTGGTTAACGATACCCGCTACCGTGAGCGCTTCGAAAAGCACATATTTCCCCACATTGGAGATTTAGCTCTCTCTGACTGTGAAACGCACCACTGGCTAACCTGCCTCGCCAAAACAAAGAAAACAGCGCCGAGCATAGCTGGTATGCTGCTCCAAATGTCACAGCAGGCGTTCAAATTTTGCCGTGTGCGCCGGTTCGCTGTTTATCACGCACTTGATGGACTGACGATGCAGGATATCGGTGTGAAGGTTAATCGCCGTAAGAGAGTTCTATCTAATCGTGAATTGCGTGATCTGCTTACCGCGCTGAAAACAGATTTCTTTTCCCCTTACTACCAGAACATTATTTACCTGCTGCTGGTGTTCGGTGCCCGAACTGTAGAGCTGAGGCTTTCTGAAATCAGAGAGTGGGATTTAAAGGAAAGACTGTGGACAGTTCCTGAGAGTCACAGCAAGACTGGTGAGAAGATAATCAGGCCAATCCCTGACAAATTGTTCCCCATGATAAACCAGCTGGTGGAAGAGAACAGACACACAGGTTATCTACTCGGCGAGCTAAAAAAGAATACAGCTGTTAGCCAGGTAGGGGCATATGTCGCTAAGAGGCTGGGGCATGATGAGCACTGGCGATTACATGATTTGCGCCGTTCTTTTTCAACCTATATGAACGATTTAGGAATACCTCCCCACATTGTTGAATTGTTACTTGGGCACTCATTGGGCGGTGTTATGGCTGTTTACAACCGAAGCCAATATCTACCTGAAAAGCTGGATGCGTTAAATAAGTGGTATGAACGTTTGGAAATATTCTCAGGTAAAAATAAAAACATCGTAATTTTATCAGAATCCAAAAAAATCAAAGACAGAGGGTAAGGAAATGGCTGACAAAGAGCTTAAATTACCATTTTCGTATTGCAAAATTGAAAGAGGCGCATCCATTCTTGGGGTTAATCCAACTGATTTAATAAACTTAGCAGTTCTAAATAAGATTGAAGTTTGCATGATGTTAAGACATTTCTACAGCAGGGTTTTCCTGAGAGCAAACTTCAGTGAAGTAAAAGATTGGTATGGTACGCTTCAATTAAATAGCAGATGGAATTACCTTGCTGCTACCGCAAGAGAAATATCCAATCAGTCTGTGATTGAGTTTACAAACGCAATGTATAACCAACCAGAAAAACTTATTTCCGGGATTGATGTATTCAATGAGATGGAAGGAAGCAATCACGTAACAGGGGTTGGTTTTGCGTCAGGGCTTTGGCGCATCATGCCTGAACAGTTTGAAGGAACAAATTATGTTGAGAGATTTTTCCCTTCATTTTCACCCTGCCTCACAGGTGGAGAATCTCCTGTCGCTCAGCTTATGCCAGCGCAACCGTTTGAAGATTTCAAAAACGGGAAAAAATTTGATTTTCAAGACCACATATTTACTGCCAGCCATGATGATTTATGGGTAACCAGCTATGACCTCAAAAGGATACACAGAGCGGAATTAGATTTTGATGCTCTACCTGATTTGGGAAGCGTTGAGAGACTTGACATTGAAAAAACGAACAAACCTGAAATTAACATTCGTTCTGAAAAGGCTTTAGAAAGGCACGCACGAAATGAGCTTATAGTTATAAGTGCAGCATTTAAATATAGAGAAGAAAACAGCGAAGAATTCAACTCAGAGTGCATCAAGAAAGATAGTTCTTACAACTATTCTGCGTGGGCAAGAAATGTTATGGACAGGGTAGCCCTGTTCCCTAACCAAGAATGCCCAGTAAGAAGCGCGGATAAAGTTGCTCATTACATCAGCAAAGTATTCAAGTGATTAGCCCATTCTAAAAATTAAAAGGGGTGTTTTAATCTTTATCACACCCTCTTTAATAACAAAAAGCCCTTTCTAATAACTAGACGCCATTTTAAAAGAGTTAAACAGATTTAATACTCGCTCCACACAGCACGAGAACAGAAGGAAATGATTCCTGACGAATGTGCTAAGTGGAGGATTCATGCCAAATACATTATTCAGCCAGCCCACACCTGAACAACGCCGCAACATCCTTGCAGAGTACGGAATTAAATTAGATCGCCGTATTCGTGAGCGTGAATGTCAGGAGATCACCAGTCTTTCCCGCTCTACCCGCTTCACTATGGAAAATGAAGGTCGCTTTCCAACTCGCTGTCACTTTGGGCGCAACAGCTGCGCCTGGCTTCTTTCTGATGTTCTCTGGTGGGTTCGAAATCCTCCGGCAGTAGAGAACGTGAACAACCCATACAGCCGCAAATTGGCGTAAGGGGATGTCATGCAGAATTTGACTATTCAGGGCGCCGGCCCTTTAAAAATGACCAGCAGAGAAATTGCTGTTCTCACTGGTAAAGAGCATTTCCACGTTAAGCGCGATATTGAAAACATGCTCATCGACCTCGGAGAAGATGCATCCAAATTTGGTTGTATCTATTTAGACAGCATGAATCGCCAGCAGAATGAATATCACCTGGACCGCGAACATACGGAATGTTTGATCACTGGCTATAGCACAGTACTACGCATGAAGGTGATTAAACGCATTCGCGAGCTTGAGAGCGCAGGTCAGGCTCTGCCATCACTGCCGGAGGCTCTGCGATTAGCTGCTGATTTGGCAGAGCAAACCATACACCAACAAGCCCAGCTTGCCGAGGCTGCACCAAAAATCGATTTTGCTGACCGCGTGGCAGATATCAGCAAGGGTATTTCGATCCCTAATTACGCAAAAGCTGTGGGGATTGGGCCCGTCAAACTGTTTGCGTGGATGCGCGACAAAGGAATTCTCATCAGTGACGGCCAGCGCCATAACCTGCCAATGCAGCGCTATATCGATCGCGGTTACTTTGCCGTTCGTCAGAGCACCTATGACGCCCACGGCGAAACACGCGCGTCATTCACGACGATGTTGAGCGGCAAGGGGGAGCAGTGGTTAACGAAAAAGCTGGTGGAGGCTGGAATGCTGGGAGGTGAAAATGCAGGCGCTGAATAAAACAAAAGCGGCCTTGCAGGGCCGCTTATGTCGTACTGATTTATGCCAATTGGATGACCAGGATATCACAGTGATCGATCTGGTCAATAGTGAAGCTGGAAATCCTGCTTCGGAAACGGTAATTCCCGTATCGCTGAGCCATGCCGCTAATAGCGGTGAGGCTTTGCGAGTGACCCAAAGTCACTCACAACCAAAACAACACATAATCTGGGCAGTTCTGAACTTCTATCCCACCGGGGGAAAAATCCCAACCACCAATGGAGGATGGGATTACCAACCCACTGACACCCAAAATTTGGGTGTCGAGTTGCAGATTTGCAACTCACCGCCTCATTTTGAGGTTGTCAGGGAATTCAATAAGTTAGGTTGTTTTTTAACATCATGCATAGGGTGTGCTGCAGTGCAGTACACCCCTCAGGCTGAATCCGCTGTTTTATATCATTTTTTGGATTCAAAGCGGGCAATCTTACGCTGTGATGCTTTTAGCTTCTGCTCACAAGCGTCAATTACCCACGCTGAGAAATTTGAACTTGGTTTTTCTGACTTCTCACCTTCAACACAACTGTCAATTTCTTCAATAAGTCCGTGTGGAAATCTGATGTGTTTTTTAGCTGATTTATTGTTGTTGTTGCCAGTAGCCATCTTTGTAATCCATAGGTTAGGTGTGAACACACCATACACTAAAAAAATGGCGATTAAAACTGTTGACGTGGGTACACACTCAAATGTAAGGTGGGTGCACACCAAGTTTGAGTTAAGGTGTACATGTAGCGAAGCCCGGAAGTGCGTCAACACTAACCGGGCCTCTAACCACAACGTTATCTACAGTAACGAGGCAGCTATGCAAGATCATATCACACACCCGCAAGGGCGGAATAACTACACCTGGCGTTTTCTAGCTATTAATCGGCACGATAAAAATGCCAAGCCCTGCAGGTTGTCCATTGAAGCCGCAACAGAGCGAGAAGCCCGCCGTATTCTTGCGCCGCATTTCATCCTTTCGCTTGCTGCACGCCTACCACTTCCGGAGGTGCGCAATGCATAGCATTCAAGCCAATCAGCGCCGGAAGAACAGCCGCGGCGAACTGGTCACCGTAATTGCTGCAGCATTCAATCGTGTTGCCTTTGTTCGTGATGGTTTCACATGCCCTTGCACATGGGCAGAAATCCGATTCACCAAAGAATTCACTCAGGTGCAGGGGGTGACTCATGTCTGAGCACAACACAATCATGCTTGATAACGCCCTGTTCGGCATTGAATCGCTGCTTGTTGCGTCAATGGAGTTGGATCACACCGATGAAGGCGAGCACGAAACCGCTATTGAACTGCTGGACATGGTTCTGAAGCGCTGCCGCAAACTGCGTAATTCTATTGATGAGGGGGTGAGCCATGCATAAGCATGAACTCAAGCAGTATGCATCCACAGCAGCTCAGCTGAACTCACTTCTGGTGGTGCTGGCTGGTAGCGGTGATGAGGTATCCAGCGTTGACCGTGAGAACTTAATTGAATTGGCAGAAAAGCTGTCAGGTCAGGTTGCGGCCTTTTTGCTTGCCGAAAGCCACTTGCCGGAGGTGGAACATGCCTAAAGCAAACATCACATCTGTTGGTTCGTCCCGTTTCAACACCGGAATGCAGGGTCTGCATCAAGCCTGCGCGTTATTGATTGCTCTGGAGCATGGCAGCACTGAAATGGAAGGAGATGACGTTACCGCCGCTATTGCTGGAATTAATAACATCGTTCGCGGCGTCAGCCAGGACATGGATCAGGCCATGTTGGAGGGGGCGAATAATGCGTGATATTTACCATCTCATTTCTGGCACTGATTTTCGCTCAATGAGCGACAGCGATTTAATCATGGCTGCAGATCAGTACGATGCCGCCGCTATCGGTATCACCAGTGCTTTGAGCCTGATTGGAAACCTGATTTTTGAAGCTGACTGCAGCGGGGAATATTCAGGAGATGAAGCCAAACGAGATTTAGCGCTGGCGGGTTCTGCGCTGCGCAACCTCCCGAGGCTTCAACAGGCATTGCTTTCAAATGCTGATCACGCACGTACCGAGCAGAGTAAGCGTGAAAACAAAGGGGCGAGAAAATGACAGCACGACTGCGTAAAGCCCCCAACGTTAAACACCTGCCACTTGATCCCGGTGAAGAAGCAATCATTTTTGCGGGGGATGATGCCTGGACGTTTGCTAAAGCGTGGCAGGACTCAAACCCGATGAATGACAAGACGCCACCGGTAGTTCTGAGCAGCAAAGAATTAAATGACCTCAATTCTCTCACGATAGTCAGTGAGGGACGTCATTACGTGAGCGTATATCGCGGCGGCAACCTGAGTGAGATTCAGAAAACCATGATAGCCACTAAGCTTGCGCTGGCTGGTGTCAGGTCTGCACAGCTGTATAGCGAGGCTTACCTGCTGCTTGAGGACTGGAGCTCTCAACTGCCACGGCTCAGAGATGAAGCGGAAAAAGGCGAAAGCGTTGTTATCAGCCTGCCAGTGAAGAACGTCAGGCCAGAGCCGGGTGAAGAACTGAAAGCGCGAGTTGAGAGCCGGGATGATGGCTTGTTCTGGATCACGCCAAAGGTCGATAAAGACAGCGGTGAGATCATAAACAATGAGGCATGGCTTTGTTCGCCTCTTGAGGTAGTCGGTTCAGGTAGTGACGGCGCAGAGCGTTATCTGGTGCTCCGCTGGCGCTCACCTCGCGGCAAAGAAGATATTACCCGGCCAATTCCAAGCGCTGATATTGGTGAGCGTGACGGCTGGAGAGCGTTAAAGGCTGGTGGCGTGAATGTCACGACTAAGAGTTCATTCCGGGCAATCCTGGCTGACTGGCTACAGCAAAGTGGCAGCGGTCAGGAATGGATCATCAGTCAAACCACTGGCTGGCACCATGGCGCTTACATTATGCCTGACGGTGAAGTGATCGGAGAGCCAGAGACGCCAATCCTATTTAACGGGCGCAGTGCTGCCGCATCTGGCTATGCAGTATCGGGAACGCCTGACAGCTGGAAGAAATCAGTGTCACGTTTGGCATGCGGTAACCCGTCAATGATGCTGGGAGTTGCTGCCGCGCTCTCTGCGCCACTGATTGGGCTGGTGGGCGCTGATGGGTTCGGGGTGCATCTGTTCGAACAGTCGAGCGCTGGTAAGACAACCACGGCCAACATTGCCAGCAGCTTATGGGGTGAGCCAGATGCGTTGCGCCTGACGTGGTACGGCACTGCATTGGGTATAGCCAACGAAGCAGAGGCGCACAATGACAGCCTGTTACCGCTTGATGAGATTGGTCAGGGCAGCAGCGCTAAAGATGTAGCCACTTCGGCATACACGCTGTTTAACGGTGCAGGAAAGCTGCAGGGTGCCAAAGAGGGAGGTAACCGGGAGCTTAAGCGCTGGCGCACAGTAGCGATCAGTACCGGTGAAATGGATATCGAGACGTTTCTTGCTGCTGGTGGTGTTCGTGTTAAAGCCGGGCAACTGGTTCGTCTGCTGAATATCCCAATGGAGAAGGCTTCAGTTTTCCATGATTACCAGAACGGCAAACAGCACGCCGATGCGCTGAAAGAGGCATATCAGGCCAATCATGGCGCAGCAGGACGCGAGTGGGTTCGTTATCTGGCGCTCCACCAGCAGGAGGCTAAACAGGCGGTGCGTGAGGCTCAGGCGCGTTGGCGAGCACTGATACCCGCTGATTATGGGGAGCAGGTGCACAGGGTTGGTGAGCGTTTCGCCATACTGGAGGCTGCGTTAGTGATGGGAACGGCTATCACCGGATGGACGGAGCTACAAAGCCGTGATGCCATTCAGCATTGCTTTAACGCCTGGGTGAAAGAGTTTGGCACCGGCAACAAGGAGCATCAGCAGATCATCGAACAGTGCGAAGCGTTTCTGAATGCTTATGGTATTGGCCGTTTTGCACCGCTCAATTATGACTCACGTGATATGCCTATCGCTGATTTGATGGGATACCGTGATAGCGGTGAGCAGTTTGACGATCCCATGCTGTTCTACGTGCTGCCGGAGCCGTTCAAAAAGCATGTTGCCGGAACGCATAATAAGGACGTGGCCGCAAGAATCCTGCATGAGGCAGGCATGCTCAGGAAGCCGCCTAACGGTAAGAACTGGCAGATAAGGACGCCGCGCCTTAAGCACCTGAATAATGCCCGGCCATGGACTTACGTTCTGCTGTTTGCCCCGGGTGGGGAAGATGGTGAAGATGAATAATCACACACGAGTTTAAAAACACTTGTCCCACTTATCCCAAACGTACTTATTAAATATTAAGTTAATGATATATAGGGTTATTTATATTTAAATCTGGGATGAAAGTGGGATAAGTCAGGGGTGTTTTGGGATAAGTTGGGATGAAAATGGGATAAATGCTGACTGCCGTCAGGCTGGGATAAGTCTAAAAACGGTCGATTTGTCCCAAAATCGGGGCGACTTGTCCCAATTTCTTTAAACGATTTCAAATAAAACAATGACTTATTTTTTCTGGGATAAGTGGGACAAGTGGGATAAGTCGTTTTGCATCTATATACAAAAGTGAGGACTTTATGACTACTAAACTGACCAACGAACAGATTTACTCACAGGTGTTCATTCAGAAAATTGCAGAGCATCAGGATCACTTTGGCATGCCGGGTAGCAAAACTGATTTGCAGCTTATGCCACTGAGTGATTACCGTGACATGTCACAGCGTGATGCGTTCTTCTATGTCGATCACAACGGCTTCCTTCGCCACCAGTTTTCCGGTGAGGTGATGGCGTCAAGTAAGCAGCAACTTGATATCCTCATCGATCAGTTAAAAGCGAAAAGGCAATTCCTTGAGGATGCTATGGACTGCGCGAAAGAATAGATTTGTAAATTATTCGTTTGTATCCGTTCGAGGCTGTACGGGATAAAAAACCGCTGTTTACTCAGTTTCTTACATGTATATCTTGATATGTGGCACTCAGACGTGAGCCGCCACTGGCCGTTTGGTTTCCTTGCCTTGACATGGGCTTCCTTCCCAAACGGCCTCCCCCTTCCGAGCTGGTTTCACGTCTCAACTTACTCATTGTCACGAGAAACCATTCATGAAAAAACTGTTTGAACTGCGTCAGCAGAAAACCGCCCTCAAGAACGAAATGCGCACGCTTCTCACTGTCGCCGATGGTGAAAAACGCAGCCTGACCGATGAAGAAGGCAAAAAGTTTGAAGAGCTTCGTGCTCAGGCTGACGCGCTGGAAGTTGAAATCAGCCGCCTTGAAGCCGTGCAGGAAGAAGAGCGTAATCTGCCTGGCACCTCAATGACCGGCAAAAGCGTCACTAACGACGAACTCCGCACCTATATCCTTACTGGCGAACGCCGCGCACTCTCCACTGCCGTTGGCGCTGATGGTGGCTATACCGTTATCCCTGAGCTGGACAAAGAAGTTATGCGCCAGATGCAGGATGACAGCGTCATGCGTCAGATCGCTACCGTGAAGACTACCAAGACCAGCGAATATAAAAAGCTGGTGTCTGTAGGTGGTGCAGTGGTGAATCATGCCTCTGAAGGTGATCAGCGTACCGAGACCGCGACTCCGAAACTGGAAGAAGTTTCAATCAAGATGAACACCATCTATGCCTATCCGAAAACCACTCAGGAGATTCTCGACTTCTCCGAAGTGGATATTCTGGGCTGGCTCACCTCTGAAATCTCTGACACGTTCACCGCCACTGAAGATGAAGATTTTGTCAGCGGCGATGGAGTGAAGAAGGCGAAAGGCTTCCTGAGCTATCCACGCGCTGCGACTGGTGATAAGACCCGCCCATTCGGCACGCTGGAAAAAATGGTCACAGCCGGTGCTGCGCCTACCGCTGATGAGCTGATCGATCTCCTGTTCAAACTGAAATCTAAATACCGTAAAAACGCGGTGTGGGTAATGAACTCCAACTCAGCCGCTGCACTGCAAAAGCTGAAGAATGGCAATGGTGATTACATCTGGCGTGATCGTCTGGTGGCTGGCTCGCCTGATACCCTGCTGGGCCGTCCGGTGTACTACCTCGAAAACCTGTCTGACGCTGAAGCCGGTGAGCCGGTTCTGGCTGTGGGTGATTTCAAGCGCGGTTACTACGTTGTGGATCACACCACCGGCGTTCGCACCCGCCCTGACAACATCACTGAGCCGGGCTTCTACAAAGTGAACACCGATAAATATGTTGGTGGCGGCGTGGTGGACTCCAACGCGATCAAAGTGCTGGAAATTGCTGGCTCAGGTTCCTGATTCAGTTAACGAGGGGGCTTCGGCCCCTTTTCAGTCTTTGTGGAGCACACCAATGAATCAAAAAGAATTTGAAATCCGCACATCTGAAGTCACCGCCAGCGATAAAAAGCTGGTGGGCTATGCCGTCCTCTGGAACAGCCTGTCAGAAGTTATCTGGGATGAATTCCGCGAGCAGTTTGCGCCCAATGCATTCACTGACAGCCTGGCTGCTGGTGGAGACGTTCGTGCACTGTATGAGCATGACTATACCCAACTGCTGGGCCGCACCAAATCCGGCACTCTCCAGCTGTCGCAGGACGATACCGGGTTGCGCTTTGAGCTGACGCCGCCTGATACACAGTTAGGCCGTGATGTTCTGACGCTGGTGGAGCGTGGCGATCTGTCTGGCATGAGCTTCGGCTTTCGTGCGCTTAAAGAATCGTGGGATATCGGGAAATCGCCTTATCTGCGCACCATCACCACGGCTGAGCTGATTGAAATCACCGTCACCAGCATGCCTGCCTACCCGGAAAGCGCCGTAGATGTAGCGCAGCGTTCTCTCTTTATCCAGCATCCCGAGTTGCGCAGTAACACCGACAACCGCCGCCGCTGGGCCGAATTAGCGGGGCTGTGATATGTGGCCATTCCGTAGAAAAGAAGAACAGCGCAGCTTCACAGCTGATGAAGTCATGATGATGATGGGCATCCCTAATACCGGATCAGGCGAATATGTCTCATCCAGCACAGCGGAATCACTGCCGGCTGTCATGAATGCTATATCGGTCATCAGTGAAGCCGTGGCAACCATGCCGTGCTTTCTCTATCAGGTGCGCCATAAAGACGGGCAGGAAGAGCGGGAATGGCTGAGTAATCACGCCGTGGATTTCCTGCTTAACGAAAACCCCAATGAGGTGCAGACGGCCTATCAGTTCAAGCGCACGATGATGCGTCACTGCCTGCTGAACGGTAACGCTTATGCTGTGATCAAGTGGGGCCGGGACGGTCAGCCGCAATCACTCTATCCATATGCGCCGGGTTCTGTGGTGCCAGAGCGCATCGGCGAGCGCAAGTTCCGTTACACCATTACCGAGCCGTATACGGGAAAAGTTAACGTATACCTTCAGGATGAAATCCTTCATCTGCGCTATGCCACTGAAGACGGTTTTCTTGGTCGATCACCGATCACCATCTGCCGTGAAGCGCTGGGGCTCGGTCTTGCTCAGCAGCGTCATGGTGCCAGCGTCATGAAGAACGGGTTGATGGCCTCATCTGTCGTGAAAACCAAAGAGTGGTTTGATGATGTGAAAGGCAAAAAGGCGCTGGACGCGCTTGAGCGTTACAAAGGCGCAAAAAATGCAGGTAAAACACCCATCCTTGAGGGTGGCATGGACTTTGAGCAGCTTGGCATGAGCAATCAGGATGCAGAGTGGATCGCATCACGCCGGTTCACCATTGAAGACATTGCACGAATGTTTAACGTCTCGCCCATCTTCCTGCAGGACTACAGCAACAGCACATACAGCAACTTCAGCGAAGCAAGCCGCGCCTTTGCCACGATGACCATGCGTCCGTGGCTGACCAACTTTGAGCAGCAGATCAAAGCGGCGCTCGTTGCTTCCCCTTCAGTGCCCGGCGTCCGCTATCAGGTTGAGTTTGATACCGCTGACCTGTTGCGTGGCACGCCAAAAGAGCGCTACGAGAACTATCAGACAGGCATCAAAAATGGCTTCCTGAGCCCTAATAACGCCCGATTACTGGAAGGCCTTCCGCCGCGTGATGGCGGTGATGAGTTCAGTCAGGCATGGAAGCAGGAAGTGAAGGTCAGTAGCGGTAAGGAGACAGAAAAATGAGAGTCGGAGAGATGAAGCACCGCCTTGAGATGCTTTGTAAGGGGCATTTCAATGGCTGAATTGATTACCCTAGCCGAAGTAAAGCGGCACTGTCGTATTGAAGATGATTATGACTATGAAGATACGCTGATCGAAGCATATATCGCTGCAGCTCTGGAAGTCTGTCAAAAGCATATTGGCAAACGCTTCGACAGCGACACACCGGATATTAATTTTAATCCTGCGCTGAAGGTGGGCTGCATGATGTACATCTCTCAACTGTACGAGTACCGCACTACTATCAGCGATATTGAGGCCAAAGAGATTCCATTGGCCATTTCCGCGCTCTGGTCAGCTTTCCGCGATCCGGGAGTGTACTGATATGCCATGGCAACCCTTACGCCGGTGTACTGAGCCGGGATGCAACAAGCGTGTGAAGTCTGGTAAGTGCGATGTGCATAAGCGTGCAGTACAGCGCCAGCAGGACGAGCGCAGAGGTGGACGCCGTGAACGTGGTTATTCCGCAGCGTGGGAGAAGTATCGCCTGCAATTCCTCAAGTCTAATCCGCTGTGCGTCGAATGCCTGAGGCAGGGCCTGTATGTGCCTGCAAAGGTGGTGGATCACATCATCCCTATTCATGGTGGCGATGACGTGCTGTTCTGGCCGTCATGGAATCATCAGGGCCTGTGTCAGACACACCACAATCAGAAGACCGTGCAGCAGGACCCCACCACCAAAGCAAACCGTAAGGCTGGCATGTATCGCGAGCAGGAAGAGTGTGCAGCTAACCGCAATGACTGGATGCATGAGGCTAACCATGAATGAGAAAGACGTGACCAATCTGTATCGCTCACTGATGAACAGCCGTGAAAGCTTCATGCAAACCCGCAACAGAGCGCGTGAGCGCCTCGCTGAGCCACGCATGACGCCACGTGATCGAGAGCTCAGGGAATGTATGCGCAACCGCTGACGGCCAGCGCAGAGGGGGTGGGGGTGTATTTCAGGACAAAACCATAAGGCCAAGGCACCGCCCGCCCCCTCAAATTTTTACGCACGGTGATTTTTTTGAAAATAAAACGAGCAGGAAAATAAATTTTTTATGGCCAGACCTCCGAAACCGCCAGCTTATCTCGATGAGATTGCGGCCCTGCAATGGAAGGCAAAGGCTAAGCAGCTGGCGGAACGTGGAGACCTGACGCCAGCCGACTGGAACAGCTTAGAGCTTTACTGCGTGAACTATTCGATGTACCGCCGAGCAGTGGCAGACCTTGAGCGGCGTGGCTTCAGCATCACTAACAGTCAGGGCGGCGAGAGTCGAAACCCGGCGCTGAGTGCGAAAGCTGACGCCGAAAAAATCATGATCAAAATGTCTGCGCTGCTTGGATTCGATCCGGTCAGCCGCCGTAAAACACCGGTTGAAACTGAAGAGGAAGATGAGCTTGACCGTCTGGCATAACTACGCGAACGCCATAAAATCGGGCGAAATTCCCGCCTGTAAACGGGTAAAACAGGCCGTCGAACGCTACTTTTCCGACCTGAATGATCCGCGTTACTGGTTCGATACCGCCACAGTTGAGCGTTTTATAGCGTTCTCCCGGCTGTGTCCGCACGTCAAAGGGCCATTGCGCGGAAAACCAATAGAGCTGGTGCCGTGGCAGCAGTTCGCTTTTGCGTGCCTCCTTGGCTTTAAAGTGATGGAAACCGGACGCCGTAAATTCAAAAGCGCTTACATTCAGGTGCCGCGTAAAAATGCCAAATCCACCGTGGCCGCCATGCTGTCCAGCTGGTTTCTGGTGATGGAGGAAGGGCAGCAGGATATTTATACCGCCGCTGTCAGCCGCGATCAGGCCCGTATCGTGTTCGATGATGCGCGGCAGATGTGCCTGCTGTCTAAGCCACTGCGCAAGCGCCTGACTATTCAGCAGCACAAGATGATTTACGCCAAATCTAACAGTCTCCTTAAGCCTCTTGCCGCCAAAGCCGCGACCATTGAGGGCACAAACCCCAGCCTTGCCGTGGTGGATGAGTACCACCTGCATCCGGATAACGGAGTTTATTCAGCCCTGGAGCTGGGCATGGGCGCTCGTCCTGAAGGTGTGCTATTCGCGATCACCACTGCGGGCAGCAATATTATCTCAGCCTGCAAGCAGCATTATGACTACTGCTGCCAGATTCTTGAGGGTGAAGAAGTCAACGAGTCGCAGTTCGCGCTCATTTACGAGCTGGACGACGAAGCGGAGATTGATGACCCGGCCATGTGGATAAAGGCCAATCCTAACTTGAATGTCTCAGTGGATGGTGATGCGCTGGGCGATGTTATTGCAAAGGCTCGGGGCATCCCTTCGCAGTGGGTGGAAATGCTCACCAAGCGTTTCAATATCTGGTGTCAGGGTGCTACGCCGTGGATGGGCGCGGGTGCATGGGATGGATGCAAAGCTGATTACAGTGAATCTGACCTGAAAGGCATGAGCTGCTATGCAGGACTGGACCTGTCATCAACCAGCGATATCTCCAGCGTCTGTTACACCTTCCCTTTCGGTAATGAGCTGCGTCTGCTGACGCGCCACTATGTTCCAGAGGCGCAACTGAACAACGTTGCTAACAAAAACCGCAGCGTGTACCGGCAGTGGGCTAAGGCTGGCTGGATTCGCACTACCCCCGGTGACTGCATCGATTATGACCGTATCCGTGATGACATTCTGCGCGATGCGGAGATGTTTGGTATTAGCCTGGTGGGATTCGATACGTGGAATGCCACACACCTCAGAACTCAGTTACAGGGCGCAGGCCTCGACGTGGAGCCGTTCCAGCAGACGTATACCCGCTTCAGTCCGGTGGCCAAGTCGCTGGAGGTATTCGTGAACCGGCAGGTGGTGCGCCATAATGGCGATCCGGTTCTCGCCTGGGCAATCAGTAATGTGGTGATGGAGACTGATGCAAACGCCAACATCAAGCCCAACAAGAAGAAGTCAGCTAACAAGATAGACCCTGCTATTGCCGCCCTGATGGCATTCGGTACCTGGCAGGCAGAGCATGAAGATTTTGAGTTCAGCATGAGCGATACACATAAACAGCGTCTGGCGACTTTTACGGGCATTTGAGGTGGACATGAACCAGAAAGATATTGCTGAAGCGCTTGCAGCAGCCATGAAGCGAGACGGGCATGAGCTGGACGGTGCTGATCGCCTGATTATCCGTAACACGGTATCGGGCAGTATGGCATCGCAGCGCAGGCGTGAGAGCTATGCACGTTCGGCGGCGGGGTCATTTAATTGGCAGAAAAAAACTCCTCCTCGAGCATAA